AGTAGATCCGTTTGGAGGCTACTTTGCGAACAAGCCCAAAACTGAGCCCGAACCAACCCAGGCTGCTGAAGTAGATCCGTTTGGAGGCTACTTTGCGAACAAGGCAAAGACGCTAGTGTCTCATCATGATCTGCGATTTGCGCATGGTTTTCTGTTCTCGGAAGGACTCTTATCTATTAGAAGCTGGAGGTTTCTGCAAGAGTTGGCTGGCACCTCGGCCCCATATGATGGAACCAAGCCCAAAGATGGCTGTGGTTTCAATTGGTGGGGAGCCGTGGGTCATCCCTTGGGGATCTCTGTTTCTGGAGACGCTGACACGTCAAAAGAAGATCCAACAGGAGAAAAGCGTGGAAAACCAAGACGAAAACGGAGGAAACAGGAGTAACTTCGTTCGATACATGTCGAACCCTAGGTCATTTACTCTGAAGAAATGGTTTGTGGAACTTCTCGGCAAAGACTTCACTCCACACAACAACATCATCGAGCGAATATCCTCGGCCATCGTCACCGAGCAAGATATGAAAGAATTTGGCGGCCTCATCACAACCGTCTACGAAAAGGCTTATCGAAAAGCCGTTGACGACTATCGTGAGCAAGTGGAGAAGCTGGGTCTAAAAATAAATGTAGTACCCCAGAATAGAACTAGCTGAAGTCAGGATTCGTGTCAGACGGGATGCCTCTTGCCAGATATCCTCCCGATTTCGGTTCTATCTCATTGATGCGCCACCATCGCTCCCCGCCCTCCTTGATGCGGCGGTAGATTATCGAATGCATAGTCACCGGCCGGGCACACCAGAATTGAATCTGGAGATCCGATTCTGCCACAACGATGGCATCGAAAAGGAATTTGTCCCCGTACTCCAGCCGCTCGTAAGCCGATCCGTATAATTCGTCCACGTGCATCCGAGTTCCTATCACAGGAGCACAAAAGAACTCCGCACCTTTCTCTTTCAACAATCTTGCTGTTCTGGGTTCAGCATTTATGGTGGGAGGCGGCTCTGGCTCGGGCTGAACGGGTGATTCCGGTGCTCGAAGCTCAGCGATGAACTTGTCAGGTTCAATGATCTTCGCAGCTTCTTTGTTTGGCTTCAAACCCAACTCTTCGTCTATCTTAATTAGATTCTCTTCGGCTTGCGTGACTGGGTTTCGAACGTCTTCGACGATTTCTGATCCCCAGGACAGATTGATCAGTTTAGTTTTGGTTCGATCCCAATCAACTTGATCTTTCATCAGAGGATTTGGCCCACGAAGTTTATACACCTTTCCATCTTTATCTCGAATCGCCATACCTAACCCCCAGCCGAATGCTTGCCTGTCCACCTAATTTCAACCCTGGAACTTGGTGAATGTAATTGTTGATGATCTTGCATATCGTAGATTGAGAAACGCCGAACAGATTCGCCAATTCGCTCTGTGTATACCGATCTGAGCGATATAGTTCTCTGACTTTTTGCGCCGTCTCTCTGCCAAAACCCTTTGGTCGTGCCATGATTATTCACTCTTTCTCCAAGTATGCACTCTATATACGTTCAACCCATACAAAAGGAGAAAGCCATGGCGTTAGTTTGTCCTGACCAAAAAGGCGAAATTCTACTTCTACAGTATATCGTGGGAATGACGGTCGCAGGCAATCCGGTTTTGCATTTGTATTCGAACAACGTCACCCCATCTGATTCTACAACAAAAGCGTTGCTCACAGAAGTATCTGCTGCCGGGTATGCGGCGATTACGCTGTTATCGGCTCAATGGACGACCACTCAAAGCGGTGGTGTTACCACAGCGGTGTACTCGGAACAAACGTTTGCGTTTTCCACCGGCGCTACGGCGTATGGTTACTACGTAACCACCGAATCTGATGATCTTCTGTGGCTCGAACGGTTTTCGGGAGCCCCGTTTGAGATCCCTGATGGTGGAGGAACGATCAGCATCACAGCAAAACTGACTTTGAGTTAACATTAAACGAAAAAGCCCGGCCGAAACCGGGCTTTTTCTGTTTGGTTACTTTGGTCGATGTCCGCCAGGAACACCGAACATCTGGGCCTTCATCTTCCACTGGTTGGCCAGTTCTTCAGCAGGCGGTCTGGTCCACGAGCCTTCTCTGTATTTCGCCACAATCCAGTCGATAGCTGGGGAAATGACTTCCTCCAAGATGATGGTTTTGATGGCCGAAGCAAAGGGCGTGAACCAGATGGGCATGGCTTCACGAACGATGAAGTCATAGATGCGGCTGATGGCTTCCATGACTGTTGCTTTCTTATCTTCGCCCAAGTCAAGCACCTGATCCACGTATGCAATCAGGTTATCCAAAGACCTCAGCAGAAAATCCGTTACACGGACGAAGCTGAATCTCTGCCAGAATTTCCACCAAGGAGCGCTTTCTTCCTTGGATTCTTCCCATTCGCCAATGATCACTTGAATATAGTTCTCAATGGCTTCGTCCAGATGGACTTCCCCTACCGGGTTGGCTACGTCACGAATCTCCATGAAACCTCCTTATTGTTGTTTCTCTTTGAGCCATTCCTCGAACGTGCTGTCAGCATGTCGGGTTAGGTACTCGTCAATAGCACCACAATTGAACTCGCAGATTCGGTCAACAAGATCCCGAACCTCTTCAATTGTGAACTTCCTCTCTTTCTTCCAAAACCAGTCGAGTAGTTGAGCTTGTGCCATGGCAACCTCCTTATTGTGGATCATCCAACTCTACCACTATCTAGATGTTATGAACCAAAGTTCGGGTTCGTAATGATAGATAACTGCATGGTCATCTTGAATCCAGACGGTAGCAAATTTCAACTCGCCGGAACTCTCCAACAGTTCGATCCCGAGAACCCGGAGCATGATCTTTTTAACCTTTGGGACCAGGAGGCCATCGAGATCGGAGGCACACCTCTGTTCTACTACGAGGTGTTCATTAACCTGAGCAGCATCGACGAACTATACGTCGAAGCCCGTGACAAAATTTGGTCAGAGCATCCGGTGTGTGTACACGGCTACTACGACCCAAGGCCATCAGAAAACATGATGGGGATGTTTGGGGTTGATTCTCCGATGACCGAGATGATGTTCGAGTTTAACTACCGTCACGTACTGAAAAAAATAGGACATGCCCCAAAGATCGGATCTAGAATCTACAGCCCGCACAAGCGTGAGAATTGGGTTGTTATTCAGCGTAACGTAGAAGTGTTCAAAATGTGGGGTGAGATTCGTCTCCAAGTCATGTGTAATCGCTTCCAGGAATCCCTTACGACTGGTGGCGGTCGTGTCAGTCAGCGAGAACCGGATTTCCACGTGAATAGCGTCAAAGATCTGGGGAAGAATCAGATGAATCTTGCAGGCGGTCAGTCTGACCCCGATTTGTAAACTCCACAAAAACAAATGGGTGTACCTTCTTAAAAAAGTACAGTGGCACTCGCCGAATCGGCAGGCTGCCTATGACTTGGACCTTCTTTGTCTGAGACCCTGACTTGATGATCTTGTATGGTTTCATTTTTGCACCATCTTATAAGAGGGATAATCCCTCGTTTACAGCATAGATAAGGAACATTATGGCAGAACCAGATCTCAACCCCTGTAACCAACCCGGATACGTCCAGGACTTAAATATTGACACGCCTCCACCCTTTTGCAGAGAAGGGTTGGCAGAAAAGAGTTCTGGAACGATTGGGAAAGAGCCCTACCTGACGAGTCAGGCAGATGTTGAGTCTAGAGACATGGCGTGGCTTGAAGAGGCCACACAGAACAAATCAGGCCATGGCGATTCGGCTCTTTGTGACCCACAACAGACAGGTCACATCATTAACGAGCAAGGATTGAGCCCGCCGAACCGCAATACGGTGTACCGGTACGCCAAGTCTTTGCGGGGTGCTGATGAAGCGATGAAAAAAATGTTTAGCGACATCATCGTTGAAGACGAAGCAGGCAAAGCACACAACGTGCCAATCATTTGGGCCACACAAGAAAAAGCTGTGGCCTACATTCTACAGGAAAACGTCCGGCAGGACGACAGCTTAGTGGTGGATCGTATTCGTTTGCCGATGTTGGCTATTCACGCTTCAAGTTACAACTTCAATCAGGACCGATACACCTACCACAAGGCCATCGATTACCTGCGCAACAGTCGCACTGGATGGAGACCTGGATTCACAGTAAGCGAGCGTTATCAGAACGACACGGTTTTTGGTGTTTCTAGAGGCATCCCGCTTGACATCGGGTACACCTTAGTAGCGTGGACGCTGTATGAAGAGGATATGAATCAGATTCTTACTCAAATCGTCACGAAATTTAGCCCGATGGCGTATATACGAGTAAGAGGAATTTCGTGGGAGATAGGTGTTAAGCTCGATTCCATTGCTAATAACGTAGACATGGAGCCGGGTGACAAAGCTGTAAGGGTATTCAAATATCAATTCGGCTTCACCGCAGAGTCTTTTGTGGCTCAGCCCATCGTGAGAAAGAAAGCAGTTCTCAAGACGAAAGTGGAAGTCACGGATTCACCTAACGACGAGGACATCACAGAAGTCTTGGCTAGACTGGAACAAGCAGTAAAGGAACTGGAAGAATGATCGAAGTAAAAAACAAAACAAAAAGCCCAGTGCAACTGGTGGTGAGATCAAGGAAGGCTCCCCGAGCGTTCACAACATTAATCGTACCGGGTATCGGAAAAGGTAAAAACGTCAGGCTGATCGACGATGAACTTAAAACCGATTACATAGATAGGGTGGAGAAGATGGGCCTGATCTCCACTAAGTATATTCCAAACTCAGAGATTCGCAAGGGAGAATAAGACATGGCTATTCTACGTGGTTTCCCACCGTCGAACACAATTTCGCCGAGTGTAAGAATCACCGAAAAGGATCTCAGCTTCATTGAACCTGAACAGTCCTTCCACCGTGCAGGACTTGTCGGTTTTGCATCCAAGGGTCCGATTAACGTCCCGACCCTTATCAGCACTCACCGTCAGCTAAACACGGTTTTCGGATATCCGCATCCTGAATCGGGCGATCCTTACATGATTTACGCAGCAGAGCAATACCTGCTGGTTGCAAACGAACTGTACATTGTTCGTGTGGCAGACGAAGCAAACGTCAGCGATGAGCAAGCTCAAACAGCCAAAGTTGATGTAACGTCTGCTGGCGGCTGGATTGAGATTGAATCGGACACTGCTGGACCGTATGTATTTGCACAAGACTCCTTCTTCCGATGGAGACTAAATGGCGTCCTCCACTCGAAGACGCTGGTTGTATTGGCTGGAACCTACACCGCCGCACAACTTGCTGAAGATCTCAACCTCCAGCTTGACAGTGATGTGGATGGAATCGAATTCTACAGCCACACCACCGACACCAAAATTGGCGTAAGAACAACCTGGGCCTACGGACCCGACGCTGAACTTGAAATGGTCTCGGTACAGGACGCCATCTACGGTGGTGCCGTGGTTGACGGCAACATCACCGGGTTGGGCACTGGCATGACCCAGGCCACTATCACTGGTAGCAAAGATCGCTACCCAGCTTCCTACCAGGACGCTGGCGAGTACGATCTGACCGGCTTGACTAATCTGGACATCCAGATCGTAATCGACGGCACCGACAACGTGCTGATTGATAACGTTGTTCAGGTCATTGATCTGGGAGACCTGGAAGGTTCAGAAGTAACTATCACCGAGGTCGTCAATGAGATCAATTCTCAGAAGAGCGAGAACGGTGGCACGCTGCCGGGCGGCTGGACCGCTGTCGCAAGTGGCGACAATCTCAAGTTTGAGACCGACCATCACGGTCGTGACGCCAAACTGCTTATTAAGCCAGATAGCACCGCTGCTGGCATCTTCGGTCTGGAAAGCGTGACCAAGGCTGGTTTGAGCCCCTTGGGAACCTCGGGCGATGTAGCTATCGCCACCTACGGTCGTGTGAATGGCGATGCCAACAGCACTGGAGCTTTGAGCTTCACGATCACGGCTGACTCTGCCGGTATCGATGGCAACTCCACATAAGTTGTAATCGAGAACAACGTGCGAGAGGGCAACTTCCAGATGCAAGTCTACAACAACGGCGTCCAGGTGGAGTCGTGGGGTGGACTGGTTAAAGACGAGAACTCTCGGTTCTATGTCGAAACCTACATTGCTTTGGTTTCCGACTGGATCAGAGTTGAAGACAACACAGCGAATTCCGCTCCGCCGTTGGACGGAACGTATACGCTGGCTGGCGGAACGGACGGTATTCCTTCCGATCCCGACGATCAGGACGCCCTGATCATCGGCAACGCTCTTGGCTTCACAGGCATGTATGCTCTGTCCGAGCCTGAGCAGATCGATATCGACCTCA